TGTATTCCTTTTCGCCTTCTTCGACGTAGTCCTTGCCCAAGTGATTCAATGCCCATTTCTTGGCGGCGACTGCTTCCTGTCGGACCTTTTCCAGATCGTCGAAGCTCCTTACCTCCTCCAAGACCGGCGAACCTTGCGGCTCTGCCTGCTCGTTCGGCTGGGATTTCAAAGATGAGATTTCGGCCTGCATGGCCTCGACCCTCTCCTCGGCGCTCTTGGCTCGGGCGGTCAGTTTTCCCACCTGTTTCAAAAGCTTCCCTACGCCTTTGGGCGGTTCGGTCGATTCCTCCGCCTCTTCGGCTTCGGCCTCTTCCTCCCCCTCTTCCTCGGACTGTTCAGACTGTGAAAGAACGTTGCCTTCGCTATCCTCGACCGCTTCTGCGACTTCCCCCTCGGTAGTGTCAGCCACGTCGGCTTCGGACGGCTTTTCCTCGGGCTGCTCCTCGACCCGTTCCATAAAGGAATTGGCCAGATCGGCTTCCGACAAAATGCCTGCGTTGGTATCTGCTCCCGAATCTATACCCGGAGCCTCGGTAATTGTTTCCGTATCCATTTTCTGCGTTTTAAGAGTTCGCCGTCTCACTGCGGACAGAGGCCCGCCAGATTTAATCTTAGCACTTCGAGGGGCTAATTTTTCATCGAACTCACAACAGATGGAAGGCGGCCTTGTACGGCTCGTATCTGCCCTTGCTCGTCGGATTGTGCGGGAACAGTTTTATGGCCTTGGCCTTTCCCGCCAGCTCCTTCGGGAAAACGTACCAAGTCCGGAAGTCCGGTTTGTCGACGTATAAAGCCATAAAGTCGAAGGCATCCGGGGCATAGCTGGCGACGACCACTTTGTAGCCGGAGCCTTCGCGGTATGACGTCCCCTTAATCTGGACTCTCTTGAGGCCGAGCCGGCTATCGGTAATGACGTCGTAGGGCAAATAATCGCCTTCGGGTTGGCTGACCGCGATGCCTCGCTTCAAGCACTCCGTAGTGAACAGGCTCTCGTAATAACTGCCCTGACTCTTTGCCGAATCCCGGTAGTCAGTCGTCATCCTCAAGGTCGATGTCGCTCGAAAAGTCGACGACGTCTTCGTCCATCCACTGGCCAAGGACATGCTGCATTATTTCGGCCATCGTCCCCTCCTCAAGATCGGACTCTTCGAGGTAACGGCTCAACAATGCCCGAACCTCGTTCGCGAACATTTCATGGGGCGTTAAACTACTCCGCCTCGGCATGGCTGAATACTCGAAGCAGTCGGTCGAAGGCCGAAATCTCTCCGGCCAACCGAGCCAACTTCTGAGGGTTGTCGAGGAGTTCCGGCGTCTGGAAATCCAGCATGGCCGTCTCCAATTCGACCTTGATGTGGTCGAGGATAACGTCCCAGTCCTCGCGCGCGTGTAATTGAAAGAGTGCTTTCTGAAGAGTCATAAGAAAAAGATTTTGGCGATTTGGCCGAGGATTAGAAAGAGCATGTCGGTCAGGGCTTCACGCTCGACGAAGAACAAAACGAAAACTACGAGCCAGTATAATTCCTTTTGGACATGGCCCATTAGCCGCCCATGCTTGAGGCCGGAACGTTACCCGGCGGCGCTCCTAGCTGGCCCGTGAGAGCGTTTCTTTGTTGGGTCTGCTGGAACTCTAATTGAGAAGCATAATTTTTAAGCCTAGCCGCGAACTGTTCGTCGGTCTGCATACGTTCTTGAATGTCCGAGGCGGGAATTTCTTTTGTTCCTTCAAGATACTGCTGAAGCATTTGCATTCTAAGCTGTGTGTTTGCATTCTCGGGAGCATTCACTACCTGCCCGCTGAAGATTTTTGCGATGTCCTCGCTCGTCTCCATGATCTCTTTGTTCGTGGCCTCCTGCGCAGGAGCTATTAGCTTCGAGGCAAGCCCCGGATCGATTGCCTCAAGGAAGGTTTTCAAGAACTCGTCGTAGCGGGCCGTCCCCTGCCGGTCGTACTGAGAAAGCACTTGGCCGACCGTCTCCAGCTTTTTGACGACCGCAGCTTCGTCGGCGTTGTTCGCATTCCATGAAAGCTGAAAGTCATAGTCGTCCGCCGCCTCGTCCATGAGGAGCTGAACGCCCTGCTCCGATCCCGTTACCCTGAACCACTGTTCCGGATTTCCATACTGCCTTTCCATAGCCCAGAATTGGCGAAGCACTTGTGTCCAACCATGCAGCCAGTTGTTGACTAATGCTTGACGCATGACGTTCGCCTCGACCGCATCCGCTTCGCTAGTCGCCCGGCCAGTCACTTTGTCGGCCAGTTTTCGCAGTTCCAATTCCACGCTTGTGGACGCCGGGGAGTACTTCGGAATTTCCATGAAGCCAATTTCTCCACGCCGGCGGACAGGTATAACTGAACCGGGTCCGATCTGCTCCGGTTTTCTGCCGGCAAGCACTTCTACCGGAGGGACGGTGGACATGGAGGCGCGATCTCTTCGAGCGTCCATTTCCGTCTTTACGGCCAACTGATAAGAGCGAAGCAATTCGGGATAGCCTCGGCTATCGAACAGCCTGCGAGACAAATGTTCTCGAGTGATTGCGACGAACGGATAGCCGTCCCCGTACATGTCAGACGTATACTTTGCATACCCTTCGACCGACTCGCTGAAAATGGTTGTGGTACAAATAGGAACGCCGTCCTCGTCCACCTCTTTCCGATAGCACGTTATGAGGCGAATCAAGCCCTCGTACTGGTCGACCGGGATGCCCCAGCCTCCGGTGACGAAGCTCCCGTAGGCTCCGGAAGTAGGAGTCGGAAAGTCTCCCTGCGAAGTCTCGATGCATTCGTCTACGAAGTCGGAATCCCAGTTCCCGGTAAGGACCATCTCCTTGGCCTGTTCAGGCGTGAGGTAATGGACGCAGTAGACCGCCCTAGCCGCCTGCAAATCCAGCACGTTCGAGTCCACGATCAAATCTCTGCCCAGCTCGTAAGCCTTTACCGATGGACGATTGGCCGTTACCTTCTCCGATGGAATCTCCGTAACGCCGTCCTTCCGCAATTCGTTTACCATCCGGGTAATTCGCCCCTTGCGAAGGTTCGGAAATACGCCCTGAAGCATTTCCGAAACTGTTTCCTTCATGTCCGGATCAAGAATAGCCGCCGCCACTTCCGGGGCTTGCTGCTCGATCTCCGCGATGGATAAAGGCTTGTAGACTCGCTTGACTTCCCGCTTCCAGTAGACGCCCAGAAAGGCGATGCCCTGCTCCAGCAATAGATTCGCCGCGACTCCCGCTTCCCGTGGAAGCTCCGACATCGAGTCGAGCCGCCAACGCATGAATTCCGTAACGGTCGAGGCCGTTGCAATGTCGCCCGATTCAATCGGAGACGCTAAAAGATTCCCCTTGTTCAGACTGCCCGTGAGCAAAGCCACGTCCCCGTCGATCAAAGGATTTATAAGATTTGCCTCTAAATCAGAGGCTCCGGCCCAAGGGAATGCGTCCGGGCCTTCCTTCTGGCCGTTCCTGCCCTTGCCCGGCCATTCGTTCCGGCGGCTCTCGCGAGCCTCCTCCGCCTTGCCCTGCCAGTAACTCAAATTGTTGCGGCAACGCTCCAGATCGGACTTCAAAAAGTCGATGTCCGGATTGTCGCGGTCGAACTCCTGCACTTCGTTTGCTTCGTTTTCCATCAGTTTACCTTACCACTTTTTGACTTAATTTTTTCAATGCCCGCTCCTCGATCCGCATTACAGTCGCAGGGCCGACTCCGCAGAAATCCGCAATCTCCTCCAGCGAGAACTGGCGAGGCTCCCGGCCATTCAGGACGGCCAAGCCCTCCTCCACCGCCATCGAGGACAGGAGGGCGTCCAGACGACGATCACGCTCGGCGATTGTTTCGGACAACTCGGTACAATCCCGGCTCATATTCGCATTCGATTACCTGTAGCTTCGCGTTCGGTGGATAGTTGAAGCCCGGCTTGACCACGCACTTCGCCAGCTTGCCGCTCTTGCGATCCCCGAAATATATCTGAATCAGCCTCGGATTAGGGAAGGGCTTCAAGACCTTTGCCTCCACCGGCTGGGGCGTAGGGTCCGGCGGGGCCGGCTTGCCGCTCATCCGCTTTACGACCGCCTGACAGGTCGAGCGGGCATAGCCGCTCTCGGCGGCCAGCTTGGTCCAGCTCATGCCGGCCTCACGCAAGGCCACGATCCTTATTTCCTCCTCTTCCGTTAGTTTTCCCATGTTAATATCCTCTAGGTTTGCTGATTGCCATGTCCTCGTCCTCGAAGTGCTCGAACGCCCCGACCGCGAACATCCGAATGCAGTCCACGAAGTCTTTTGCAGGATGCTTCAAATCCCCGACTTGATATTCCTGCATACAGGAAATCGTGTTCTGGCATTCCTCGGATATCATCAACCTGGGCTTGTTCTCGAGGCTCATCGGCTCCTCCGGCTTCCATGCCAGCAGGTTGTTGATCGCCTGCAAACCCGTCTCGATGTCCAAAGCCTCCGCCGGGTAGGCCGTAAGATTCTCGTCCAGCAGGTCGTCGATGATGTTACTACTGCCCTCCGCCTTCTGATAGCTGGCCGCTCCGAGGCGAGGGTCGATTATGCGATGGCATTTCCGTTCCCCCTCCATCTCCCGAATGATTTCGCAGTAGTCCAGTATCCCGTATCCGTTCGGCTTGCTCGCCTCGCCCCCGCGAAGCTTGTCCCCGCCGGTCAGGTCGATCCACGCCCCGAAGTTGCCGAAGTCCGGAAACTCCTTTACGACCCATGAAACGCCGTGAGCATCAATTCCGATAAGAATCATGCTCCAAGGCTTCGCCCCCGCAGGGTCGATGCTCAATACCCACGTCGCCGGATTGTTCTCCGGGTCGGATAGGATGGGAATCTTTTCCGGCTCCATGTAGTTCTTGTCCGAGAGAAGTGGAAAAATGGCCCTCGAGGCTTTGACCGGTACGCCGTAAGCCCGGCACAAGAT